GGGAATATAGGGGCATAATATGCCAAGGTCAAGGGACAATCCCGCGCCCTGTCTTGATATTGCAGTGACCGAACAGTGACCCAGGCACAAAAAAAAGCCTCCAAAAGCTAATGCTTTCAGAGACTTACTGGCCTTAGTGATGGCGGGAGTGACGGGACTCGAACCCGTCGAAACCATGCTCTGACATGCTCTGAAACGTAGCAAAACAATCGCTTACGTCCAAGGTAAATGTCATCGAGACATGCTGAAAGTTATGTCAGAGCACCTCGTCCGTGACCGAAAAGTGACCGCTGGTCACTTGGATTAGTGACCGGCTACCGAAACCGCCTGGTCTTTTTCATAATGCTTACGGGCTGCTTCGAGAACTGCTTGCCCTGGGATTTCGCCTTGCGCTTCGCCCTGGTAGTGGCAGCATATTCCGATGAGCTGAGCGACTTGATCGCTGCCTCGGGCAGATACCGCTCGCCCGTGACCGAGCTCTTCTTGCCGCTCTTGGTCCGCCAATTTTGTTTGCCCCATTGCTTCAAACTGTGCTGAGGATTGTGCATTAGTTTCGATATCCCCCACCCGCTGCCTTGTAGCGTTTAGCCAGGAGCTGAGCTTTCCGAGCTGACCATTTGCCAGCTGCGGTGCCTTGGACAGCTCTGCCCAGGATCGACTTGAACATGCGCTTTCTCATGCCAGGCTTGGTGTAGTTGCCAGCCTTGTTGACGGTCGATTTCTTCGCCATCACTTCTTCTTCATTGGTGGCTTTTTCTTGCCGGCCATCTTGAGGATGCTGGCCTTCTTGGCCTTGCTAAGTCCATAACCAGTGTGTTTTGGCATCACGCTTTTCCTTTCTTGGATCTGTTGCGTTTGGAAATTGCTGCGCCCTTCTTGCGAGCGTCTGCCTTCGAGCTCGCTCCCCAGGCGCGCAAGCTCAGCAGCAGCCTGGTCGGCCGGCCTTTGCTGTCTCGCTCGGGGCCACGCATGTTGCCCATGCGGGAGAGGAAGCTGGCGCGTCTAGGGTTGTCACCCTTCTTGACAGGCGCCTTGAGGTTCATCCCCTGGCGCCGAGCTGAAGCCCGGCCCTTGGCATTGAGGCCGCCTTTCGGATTCTTGCCGGCCTTGCGTTGCCAGGCTGGCGTCTTAGCCACGGCGGACAGACCCAGTCATGCCAGCCTTCTTCGCGCCCTTGGGCCCGGCCACCTTGGTCAGTGTGCCATAAACATAGGCATCCGCCTTCTTGCCCTTGAGACCCTTTTTCTTTGCCTGGGCCATCAAGCTCTTCTCAAGTTTCTCAGGCATCGATCAGTCCTTTCCGATAACCGTTTTCGCGATCGTAGGTGAGCAGCTCCTTGCGCGGCTCGTGAACATACGAGCAATGAATCCAGCCGGTGTTGCCGCCCGTGTAGCACTCGAGGATCAGCTGATCGAACTCGAGGTTGTCAGCGATCCACTGCGCGACCTCCATGTTCGAGACGCCAGGCACCTCGAAGTCAGCTGCCTGGCCTTTCGCGTGTTGGCTGGTCGGCTTCGAGCCGATGGCGACACAGAGCTCAGCGCAGCGATATCCGCTCGTGATTGTGACGGGTCTATCGAAATGATCCCTCACTGGCTGCAGAACGGCCTCACAGAGCCTCTCCAAGTGTTCGACCTGGTTAGGGTGCGGCGTATTATCGATGCCCCTGCGAAGAGCCGTCTGGCTCTTGGTCATTTCGACCAGGCTGAAATTTTTAGATAGCTTCATTTCTTGGCCTTCACCTTGCCGACCACGCCCTCGAGCATCCCGCCGCCAAAATAGAACGCGAGGATGGTGAGCATTGCCTCGCCCAGGTAGAAGTCATCGATGACCTGTTTGATGTCAGGAATGTTCGTTTTGCCGAGCAGCGTCATAACCAGGACAAGCGCGAAGGACAGCAAAAACGTGGCAGTGAACATCAGCGCCAGGTAGCGTTGGGCAACCTTAAAAGGAGCGTAGGCTGCCATCGTGTCGATCTTGGCCTGAGCCTTGACGCGCTCCATCTCCTCGTCGGAGCTGTGGACATCATCGATCAGATCCATGCCCTTTTTGATGACGTCGCCATTGCCAAGAATGGATGCTAAAACTCCGAGCATTATTTCTTACCTCCGAGGGTAGTGAAGCCCATGTAGGCGCCGACAATGCCGGCACCCGAGATGTAGAAAAGATTCGAGATATCAGCCAAAGCCTCTACCCGCTCCAGCGGGATGAAGAACATGGCCAGCGTGAACGCGCCCATCGCTGCCAGCGTAAAGCGAGCCATCCGCAGCTGAGCCAGGTGGCGGCGCAGCTCGGTCTCCGTCTGCTTAATCTGTCTGCTGCTTTCGACCTCGTCATCACTGACCAGGCCATCACCGTCGAGATCCCAGTCTTCCGCGAACTTGCTGTCGCGCTCGAACTTCTTCTGTGTCACTGGCTTTCCTTGATGGCCTTCAAGACCTCATAGACATTCGGCGGTGGCGGCTGGTCAGGGTTCCACTGGCAGAGGTATTCGCGCGGCTTCCATTCACCGTAGCTATAGAACAGAGTCTCCTGGGTGTTGTGGGCACCTCGATATACGCAAGCCTCCTGGCGCTTATCGATCTTCATGCACTTCACCAGCCGGCAAACGGTTAAGTCGTTGGCGGCTTGCGCTTGCGCCGTATGAGCTTTGAGTAACAGGATGAAGGCCGTCAGCACCGCCAAGCCAGCGCCGATCATGACAACCCAGGCCACGATCTCCACGAACTTACGCCGGCGCTCACGCTGCGCGTACATGGTCTCCTGGCGTTGCTTTCTGATACGCGCCTCAGTAGCGACCAGCTCGTTCCACTTGGACATGCCCAGGGTCAGGCCGATAAACTGGCGCAGCTCATCACGCTGCTGCTGTGCCTTTTGTTTGGCCGCGAAGATCTCGAGAGCTTCTTGCTCGATGCTCTTGCCGGAGAACAGCTTCTTGAAAATCGGAGGATTCTTTACTTCACGCTCTGCCTGGTCGAGATCCGACAAGCAGCTCATCCACTTCGACAGACTGCCGATCATGGACTCGAGCTCCTGACCAGCGGCAATGGCGCGCTTCACGGCGTTATAGCTCGCCGTGGCGCCGGCCATTAGCGTGACAGGATCCATCAGTACACCTTCACTTTGTCTGAATCTATGAGCTTAGGCAGGCAATAGGCCGTGATCTGCCCACCTTGCTTATGCAGCGCACGAGCAAAGTAAGTGCAGTCATCAACGCTATAGAAATAGAGATCGTTTGAAACCAGCTTGCCGTCCAGAAACACGAACAGCAGAAAAGCGTGGATCACTGCCCCAGCAGGACGCCTACAAGCAGGACAATGGTGGTGCCGGCTGTGCCGATCATAATCGTCTCAATGCGCTTGATACGCAGGATGGTTTCCTTCCAGCGTTCAGCGCACACCGCCTCATGCGTGTCGATCTGGGCCTGTACAGATGCGGCTGTGGGCTTGCTCATTATTCAGCATCCTGAATGGTCAGCAGTCCTTCCGACTGCTGTCGCATGATTTCGTCGTAGTGGCGGTTGCCGGGTGCGTTATTAGGCACGAATAGCACCTCGCCATTGATTGTGGCTTTGATACTTGTATCGCTACCGTCGATAGTGCTAGCCCAAAACTGTGCTGATGTGATGTCCATGTCATCCATTTTTACAACTCCGCATCCATGACAACACTTTCAATGTAAAAGTCTCCCGCTCCGCTGTTAGGAAATGTATTCCCCGCGTCGCATGATTGTTCGTCGATGTGTTGAGAAAAGAAAGTCAGAGAACTAGCTGTGCCAGTTACAGTCGGCGCAACTCTCATGGATTGAGTAAAATAAATGTGCGCGTGTCGGTTTGCACCGCTAGTAGATGTTAGAAGAGTGTTGATTCTGCCGCTTCGGCGTTGATGATACCTCTGACATTTAGCCAGAGTTTCGCCATAGCTTTCTGAGTGGTCAAACGGCGTGGCCTGTTCGCCGATTTCCATCTGCACCCCGCAAATATACCATTCGTTGCTGGTGCTATCAGCTAAGTTGACGTTATGACCTACGGCTCTATTCGCAGCGACAACAGAACCCCAAGTCGTTTGTGCGGTTCCGCTAGTAAGGTTGCTTCCAGCTATCAAAAACCATTGAGGCTGTAGCGACATCGCATTGTCATTATCTAAAGCACCGCTTGTGTCACCGGGGAATGTAAGAGTTTTCTTCTCCCAAGTATTAGCTGAATCAATGGTATAAGTCCTACAGTTATGTCTTGTGTTGTCTTGGTCTCTAAATTCAAAGCCGTATGTTCCGGTTTTGTTGGATTTTACCCAAAAAGAGAACGTGACGCTTTTTGCCCCAGAAGTCCCTTTGGCGAGACTCTGTACGTTTTGACCTTCAATGCCTTGACGCAACCGCAAGCTATCATCTGCGCCTATGCTTGTGTCAGCGGAAGTGCAATCTAATTTCATAGAGTAGCCAAAGCCTTGACCACTAGGAACATCAGTTGACTGTGAAACGGTCCATGTTCCAAAGTTTGCGCCTATCAGCTTCCACCTATCTAAAGAGGCATATCCCTCACTGCTGAAGCTACTTACACTCGTACCCCGCTGTGCCACCTGCATCGCACCGTTGATGATGAGGTTTTTGCCGGTAATGCCACCAGCATCAGCCGCCCCGGCGAGGTCTGCGAAATCTCTTGCTCTGCTCATTATGCGTTCTCCAGTGCCGTGACCTTGGCTTCCAATGTTTCAATCTTGGCGATGCTTTCCTTCAGGGATGCGGTCAAGAGAGGGACCAACTTGGATTGATCGATGCCCTGCATGACCGCGTTGCCGTCATCATCGACTTCATCCTTAGTGCCAGTTACAGCCTCCGGCACGACTGCTTGCGCCTCGTGGGCTAGGAAGCCATCGACGGTCCTGTCGGCGTCTGCGATGAAGTTGAACCGCTTCGGTGCCAGTGCCTTCACACGGGTGATAGCGCCGGTCATGTCAGCTACGTTTTCTTTTAAGCGGTAGTCTGACGAGGTATTGAAAGCTGTTCCAGACCCATTTGTAATGATTGAACCGACACGACCATTCGGGTTTGAAAAGCCTAAATGAGTGTTCGCTGAAGTGCTTGTGGTTCCGGTCAAGATTTCGTCGGGATGGATTTTTATAGAGTTTGTGCTGCCATCTTCGGAAAAACTAGTTGATCCGACTAAAACGGTGCCGCTGGTGTCGATGGTCACAGCAGTCGAACCGCCACCGTGCTTGAAGCTTAAAGCACCGCCGGACGTGCCGAAAATTCTTGGACTGCCGTTGTCACCACCCCACGAAATTCCGTAGCCGTTTTGCGTGAATACAATGTCGCTGGTGTTAGCCAATGTCAGTTGGCTGACAGGGCTGGTCGTCCCAATGCCGACATTATTGCTGGTATTTACATTCAACCCTGAACCAGTCGCACCACCAGACCTGATGTTCACAGCATTGGCTGCGCTACCATCATAGCCGACAACATCAATTTGATTGGCTGTCTGGCTGTTAATAAACAATCCTGTGCCACTGTTTGCGCTGGTGTTAAGGATAGCGATATCGCCGCTTGCAGAGGTGTTGAGATGCAGCGGTGCGGTGGGCGAAGCAGTAGAAATGCCCACTCTATTGTTAGCTGCGTCGACTTTGAGCGTGCTGGTGTCAAAAGCAACATCGCCAGTGATGCCGCCGCTAAAGCCAACCGCACCAGCAAATGTGCCGCCAGCACTCTTGCTCACCATGTCAGCCGTGGTGAATGACTTGAACGCATAGATGTTCACAAGGTCATTGAGAGCCGCACCAGAGGCCAGCACGACGCTTGTGCCGTTGGTAGCAGTGAAGTCAGATGGGTCGAGAACGACACCGTTCATCACCACCTGAATATTGTCTGCCGTGTAAGACAGCGTGGCGCTGTTGTCGTCAGAGCCTGAGAATGTGGTCTGCCCATTGGTCGCCGTGTATTCATAGAGTATAAGCGAGACATTGCCAGCAGATGTGGCGGCGATAAAATTGCCGCCATCGAAGACCCGCATCTCGTTAGCTGTCGTGTTGAAATACAGCGCACCAGTCACCAGTGCATTACCGTCATTGTCGGTGCTTGGATCGCTTGAGAGGCTGCCAAGAAAACGATCATCGAAATTGTCAAATGCTGTGGCAGCAGAAGCAGCACTGGCAGCCGCTGCCGTCTGACTTGCGGCCGCAGCCGTGGCAGACGATGCCGATGCGGTTGCCGATGACGCACTATTGGTCTCAGAAGTCGAGGCATTGCTGGCAGAAGTCGATGCCTCTGCGGCCTTTGTCGTCGCCGTCGAGGCAGATGTCGAGGCAGAAGAGGCGCTTGATGCCGCAGCAGCTTTGTCAGTGGCCACCGTTGCTTTGTCTGCTGCCACTGTCGCTTTGTCGGCTGCGACAACACCTTTATCAGTATTGACTTGGGCGCGGTCAGCAGTGGTCGTCGCTGCATCCGCATTTGTAGTCACTACATCTGCATTTGTGGACACTACATCAGCGGCAGTTGAAACTGCGTCTGCGGCAGTCAAAACCGCCTTTGCAGTGGCAATGCCAGCTTGAGTTGAAGCTGTTGCAGCGCTTGTCGATGCCTCTGAGGCTTTAGTCGTCGCCGTGGACGCGCTGGTACTCGCAGAGCTGGCGCTGGACGCGGCGGCTGTCTGAGCAGTGGTGGCAGTGGCAGCATCAACGATTAGATCATACTTGGCGCTGTTAGCATTGCTCGTGAGCGGCTGGGAGCCGGAGCTGGTGTGCGCTGTGTTTACGATGAAGATGTTGTTGGTGCTGGTGTCTTTCACCAGGTCGCGCACCGCATACGCCGTGCTTGCAGCCCAGTTGCCTCGGAAGGTGCCAAGCTCCTGCGTTACTGCCAGGTCGCCCGAACCATCGAAAGCGAAGACCTTGTTGGCCCGATCAGTTGCCGAGACCGTAAACTCAGCGCCAGAAATCGTGTTAGTCACCGAGGCCTTGATCGAGCGATCAACCTCTTCTTGAAGCTCCTGCGTGATGAAGGTCAGGCGGTCCAGTGCGTCTTCGTGGCTTTCCGCTGGGAAAGGATCATTGGCAACGTAGTCGGTGCCTTGTGTCTTGGTGAGCTGGCGCTGGATGACAACAGTCTCACCATTGGCCGGCGTGTTGCCGCTGGTAAAGGTCACATTGCCTCCAGATGCAGATCCAGCGCCCGAGACGGTATAGTGCGTGGTCAGCGTCTTTGTCGTTTCAGCACCGTCCGCATCTCTGATTATGACCGTCAGATCCGAGTCAGCAAAGATCTTAAAGTTATAGGCAAAGACGGTCGTGCTGCCATTGGCACTAAAACTGACCTTATTGCTGGTTGTTGATACCGTCATCGCATCATATCCCTGATGTTAGCGTTCTTCTCTCGCATGAGCTGAATGTAATCTTCGGATGCGCTTTCTATCTCAGACCCGTAGGTGGGATCATTGAACAGATCCTGGCGAGCCTGTTGCCTGGCGGCCGTCACTGCGCTCTGCAGCATGTCGATGCAGAGCTCACGAGCCTCCTGGGCGTTAGTGCTTGGCGTCAGTGTCTTGTCGGCAATCTGGACATCCATCAGCGTTGTCGGCTGGCTGACCTCGTCGTTCCAGATCTTGAATAGACGCTGGAAGTTATCGTTCTCCACCACCTCCTCGATATACTCGAGCGACCTGGCACCAGCGTAGATATGGAACTGCTCGATCTCTTTGGGCTTGAGGCCGACCTTAATGCCGTTCTGTGAGTAGACATCTGGGTGCTTGCCAGGGCCCCAGCGCAGCGTGATGAACATCTGATCGAGATCAAAGGCTCGTTGAGCTGCGTTCTCACCCTCAGCTGCAGGGTTGGGCCCGATGGTGCTTGTGTAGATTGGGCTCAGCATGTCCGGCCCCAGGGCCGGTGACAGCATGACCTTCTGACCCCAGAAGTTGCGCTTGGCCGGCAGCGTGTTGCTAAGCCAGGGCACCTGGCTCCTGAGCTGATCGATAACAGACCTGGCATCACGCACCAGAGGATCTTGAACCTTCTCTGTCTGGGCTATCAGTCGTGGGACTAGCGAGCGCACAAAACTATCAACCGTGCCATTTGCATATCGACCAGGATCATTGACAGTTGAGACAAGGTTGGCAAATCCCTGGAGAAATGTTTTGTTTGTCATGTTGTAAGAAATGGCCCCGCCAGCCGCCATAAGCGCGCGCTCCCAGCTGGCGCCATCCAGGCTCGAGCTCATGCCAAGCTCAGCTGCGTCAGCTGCCAGGCCAAGGGTTGTGGAAAAAGGCTCAGCCCCTGCGTAGCTTATATATTTATCACCGACTCGGATCGAGTAAGGTTGCCAGCCGGTACGGCGCAGAGCGGCCTTGAGCTCAGGGTCAGCTGGTCCGGCGCCGGTGATTTGACCGTTTGCCGCCATCATGCCGACCGTCATCATTGTCATGCTGCCAACATAGATCCTGGTGCGCGCCATATCAGCTGCAGCCTTGTCAGCTGGTGATGCGCCAGGTGCCTTGCCGCGTTTGATCGCTCTTGCGCTTTCACCGTAAGCAAAGCCGAGCGGTGAGCGCTCGACCATCGCGTACTTAGCCGCGTTGTAAGGCGTCTTAAAGAAGGGCAGAAAATATCTGACCATTGGGATCTTTCGGACCCCGTTTAGCGCCTTGCCAGCTGCATCCAGGTCAGTCTGCAAGGTGACATATTTAGCGTGAGCGTCAGCCTCTTTCAAAGCTGATGCCGGCGGGTCATAGACGAACTCCGCGATCCTCGAGCTCAGCGCATCGCCTGTCAGGCCCTCTCCTTTGGCTGTGCGATAGGCTTGCTGGTATAGGCTCATTCGTTGCGCGACAACCTTGAAAAAGGTGTCCTCGAACTCGAGCATCTTTGTGGGGGCCCGACCCAGGGTAAATACGCTGCCAAGAACATCAGCCGTGACTCCAAGCGGACCCTGCGCCTCGAAGCCTTCCGCTGAGAAAGCTCTGACCGGCCGCTTCCCGCGCTGACCGTCTATCTTCGATCCCAGGATAGGCGCTTCTCCGGTCTTGAAAGCCTTGCCTGATGCCGACCAGGCATCCTGCATGGCCATCATGGCGCCGAAAAGCTGTGCCTGGACCTCGCCAAAATAGACGCCGCCCTCGCCGCCCATAGCGCGCCTGGCGGTGCCTACGGTAGCAGCCATGCCTGTCTCGGCGACATGCGCGCCCATAATCAGGATGTTGCCGACGTTGTTTTTGATATGCGTGATGGGATTGCTGAGGAGGATATTGATCCACGCCTCGTAAAACGCATCACCAAATTTTTTGAACTTACTGCCGGCCCTAGTGATCGCAGCACGATCTGCAACCGATCCAGCCTCGAGATAGGCCTTGGCCATCAGGCGGACATCCTCAGAGCCGCCATACTCCTCGAGCAGCGTAGTGATGTCAGCTGACCTTGTCTCTGCAGCGGCGCCAGCCTGGCCACCCCTGGCCGGGATCCGAAACTGACCAAGCGCCCGAGCGATTTCAGTCTGGGCGCCTTTGATCTGCATCTGCAGCTGAGTGACCAGCTCGAGCTGCTCGCGGAAGCGCAGCGCGTCTTCGTCTGTGCCGGTCTCTGCCTTCTTGGCCAGCTCGTCCAGGTATTTGATCTCGGTGACGAGCAGATCCCTCGAGGCCAGCATTGTCTCGGCCATTCCTACTGGTTGGCCATTTGGGCCAGTCAGGCTTATTGCCTGACCAGGTTTGCGCCCCAGAATTGCTCTCGAGAGCTTGTTGGCGTCCATCCCCAGGATGTCAGCCATCTGCCTGGTGGCCTCGGTCTCGATCACGCCGCGCTTGGCCTCATCGATCTGCCCCGAGTAAGTCGAGCTGATCGCCTGGATGGTGCTCAGCACCCGGCCCTCGTCGGGGATCTTTTCATCGCCCCTGGATCCGACAGCTCGGAAGTCATCCAGCATCCCGTCAGGCTGGATCTCCACCTCACGGTCCACGCCCTCGATGACCATCTGAGCGCGCTCTTCATCTGCCAGCTTAGGCCTGTCGAATCTAAGGTTGGGCATTTCGCCCTCGGCCCTCAGATTTGGCAGAACGCTGCCCCGCTCATAAGGAGCATAAACGCCGTCCTCGAAGGTCAGCTGCTCGCCCTCGACATCCGTGCGGCCGCTGGTGTCCAGGTTGCCCCGGTTGGCCGCCATGTCATCGACCTTCTTTGCGGCATCGCCAAACGTGCCGCTGAAGTCGAAGCCGATAAGTCGCGCCAGGTTCTTGCTGATAGGCCCAGACATAGCCAGCTGGATCTCGTCCTGCTCGACCGTTTTGATAGGGGCTAAGAGATCGAACTCGCTGTCGGGGGCTTGGCTAAATTCAAAAGCGCTGGGATCAGGTTGCGTGAGCTCGGCGCCTGTTAGCGGCTCAAGGAGCCCACCCGCCAAGCCGACCTGATTCGCCAGCGCTTCTGGAGCGTTGGGATCGATCGACATCTTATCTGTTAATCCTACCTTTTGGAGGCGTTAATTACAAGCCAGGGACCGTCAGGTTGATCTGGTCGTAGATGGGCTGCCATATCGCTGCACCAGCTGTCAGGGCTTGAGCTGCTATGGCGTCACTCTGCTTGAGCAGATCCTGATATTTATCCTGCTGTTTCGGATCTTTTTCGATGTCACGGGCTTGCGTGTAAATTATGTGCATGTCGTTTTTAGCTGCAGCAATTTCCTGAGAATAGATCTGCAGCTCGCCCGTTTTGCCGTTTGGCAGCTTGACCATCACCTTGCGGTCGAAGTAACCGCCAGGCTTGGCATCCCATCCTTCATCGACAATCTCAAAATTATCGGCCAGCTTATCGACCAATGCCTGGGCTTCGTCAGGACGATCAACAGCGATGCCGGCGCGCACGATGTCGCTCAGCTGCTCAGGCGATTTGTAGCCCTTGCGCTTGACCTTCTTCTTGGCTGTTACGGGATCCTTGAGCCCTGGATCAACAACCTTGGGCTGGTTCTCTGGTATGATTGAAACTTCGCCCGTCTCAATAGGCCGCTCAGAAAACTCCTTGAGAAAACCGACAAGATTAGCCTGGGCCTCATCTGCGCCGTCATAGATCTTGTTCATTAGCTGATTTGTTGGCAGCTGGTCTGCCAGGAACTGCGCGCCCTTGACGATAGATCCGCCCAGCAACGCAGATGTCGCTGCTGCTGCTGCCGTTCGCGTGAAGTCGAGCTCGCCTTGCTGGCCGGCTCCGATCTTCACGTTTTGGCGCATGACATCATCAGCAGCGCCATACGCGGCGGCCTCAAGCGAGGCTGCCGTGCCAGCGCTTCGCTTGAGGACCTCTTTAAGCCCGGTCTTGGTTGCAGTCTTGACCCCTGTACGGCCGGCAACCCCGATGCCAAAAGTCCCAAGTCCCAGATATGTGGATGGATCTGTCAGCACCCCTGTCCAGAAGCGACGGGTGCCGGACCAGCTGATTTGCTTTTGATCGTACAGCTCCATCAGCTCGAACAGGGCAAAGCGCTCCATGCCGCCCTCTTCCATCTGGCTGGCCTTATAGCCGATCATGCCCATCTGCGGGAGGTTGTAGTTGAACCACCCCATGAACTCCATGCCCCACTTTGCGTAATCTTCTCGGGTCTTGGGCGGCTCCTGGCCGATCATCATGCCATACTGGCGATCAGCTTTGCCCTCGCCACCAAAGGCATCGAAGACAACCTTGGAAGCCGCCTGGAACTGTGGGTCAGCGATCAGCTCGTCCTCGGTTGGCGCCGATGGTCTGCCAGGATCTGTGATGTCGTTGTCATAGACATAGTCCACGTCAATCGGCATCTCGCTATTCATAAAGTGCATCTGCTCGAACAGAGACTTGCCGCGCTGCGAATGACGGGCTGCAACGAAGCGCTCGATGGGATCGTTCTCTTGCATCAGCCCCGCTCCCTTATGCGTTTCAAGCGATCCTCGGTTGTGCCACCGTTTCCTCCTCCAATATAGGACTGGAGCATTTCAAGGAGGCCCTTGTTATTGTCCGTCTCGTTAGGACCTCCCTCGCCAATCTTTGCGTTGCTATCGACGGTCGGCTTCAATGCCTCAGCTCGGTCGCGGACAGATTGCTGGATAAGCAGCAGGGTCTCGAGCTCAAGAGCTTTTTGCAGCGGCGTTAGTTTCTTAGATTCCGAAACGAGCCTGCCGGCGTTCTCAAGATCGACCTCAGTCCAAGTGTTGAACTTTTTAAGTTTTTGAGCGTTGCCTGGATTTGTTTCTGCAATCAGATCCAGAACCGTCGAGCTCGGGGCCAGGAAGGTCAGCGACTGCGTCTTCGCATCGTTGAACATCCGCATGACCATCTGAAAGGCTTCTTTCGGCTCAAGCGGATCCTCCCGGCCAGTGTCATGGACGAGCTGGTGATAGGTGTCGATGGCATCAGCTCGAAGCTGGCCCATAAACTGGGGGTCAAACTGGCTGCCAAAGTTTACGTCGCTGTCACCTATGGCGCTCCGCAGCAGCTTGTTGACCCGCTTGATCTCCATAGCGCGCGGGGTCTTGTCCATCAGGCCGTTGCTGTAGGCGTTGAGGCTCAGGAAATCCTGCAGCTGGATATCGCCATTAGGGCCAATATGTGTCAGCGCGTCAGCCATCAGCTGATCGATGTCTTCCTGGTTTTCCGCCTGATCCAGTCTTGCATAAAAGCCGGCCAGCGTGACTGTGTTTGTGGCAGCTGCGTCTTGTCCCAGGATAGCTTTCTCGAGCGCTGTCACCTGGGTATCGGTCAGCGTCCGCTTGCCCTGGTGCTCGATGACATCAAGCATGGTCGGCATCTCTGCGCCCTCGACGCCTTCACGAGACTGACGCACCTGGGTCATCAGCTGAGCGAAGTTGGTGTCCTGGGTTGTCTTGAGCTCTCGAGCTGCAGTTGCGTCAGCCTTGGCAGCTTCTGCGTTGGCTGCGCGGCGCAACGTCACCGCCAGGGTGTTCGTGCGGTTGATGAGCTGCTCGCGCTTCTCAGGCTTCATGTTTGGAAACTGCTTTGGATCCTGCAGCGTAATCAGAAAACTCTCAGCATCTTCTGCTGAGCGCCGGATAGCCACGCCGTTGAGGATACTTTGTGCGCCCAGGAAGTCGATGCGCTGTTCTGCGGTCTGCCTCCTAGAAGCAATGTCTGTCGCTTTGATATAGCCAGCGTCAGCCATCTCCTCAAAGATGCCGGCAACCTGGGAGCCGTCAGCTGCTATGCCGCCAAAAAGCTCGACCCTTGCCGCATGAGCATCAGCTCGGCCACCTGTTGCAATGGTGTTGATCCGCTCATCGATGCGCGTGTCGAAGCTCGCCATGTTCTGATCGATGCCGCGAAGGCGCGCATCTTTGAAGATGGTGACGCTCTTGTTCAGTGTGGCTGTGGCTGCGCTGCCCTTGAAGCGGCGCTGCACGACAGGGTCCTTGATGCCGCTGGTGATGGTTGCGATGGCAGCTGTCGTCTCTTGCTCATAAAGTGTTGGGACATCTTTTGGATCTGTGTTGAGCGCCTGGATCTCAACATCCCGTAATTTTTGAGCCAGCTGGTTCTCTGCGCTTTTGAGCTGGCCAGCGCGCTCTGCTTTCAGAGACTGCTCGTACCAGGTCTGGCCGACCTTGGCTGCAGTCTGACCAAAATTTGCCAGCGCCTGGCTTTCGGCAGCCAAGGCGCCTGGGTTGGCTCTGACGTTCAGCTGACGTGCAGAGACCTCGGTGGTCCGCTTGCCCTGCGATTGATAGGTTGGAACCCTCATGCCGTTGCCCTGATATAACCGACGTTAGACGCACCGGCCAGGAGGCTGCTGCCGGCGTTGATGACCCCAGCCCGGCGAGCTGCCCGGCCATACATCTGGTTCAGCTGCGATGACATCCTGGACTGAACAGCGCTCTCTCGAGCCTGGGCAGCACCGATGCTGGCATTGTAGTCAGCTATGGCCAGCTCCTCCTCAGCCTCGGTCGCGTTAGCCAGGGCAACCTTGAGCGGGGTGCCGGTGTCAGCCATCCAGCCGTTATATCGGTTGGCCTGGGCGGTAGCGTCCTGCAGCCGCTGGAAGTCATTGCGGAACTTGATGGCTTCGAGATCTGCTGCCAGCTGGATTTGCTCAGCTTGCTGGTCGGCAGCCTTGGCGTTGCGCTCATCGATCTGGCTGTTGAAGTTGTAAGCAGCTTGCTGTGTTTTGCCGGCCTGATATTGACCATAAGCCTGGACGGCGCTGCCAGCAGCAGCTGCGAAGATTGCTGTTTCAATGCCCATCTGGGAACCACGCTACCCTGTAATAATCTGCACCCTCGGGGCCATAGCGGCGCATCAGCCCCTCATTCTTGAAGCCAAAGAACTCTGCGAACCGCAGAGCGCTCGGCCAGTCTGCCCTGCAAACCCCTTGGATGCGCCACAGGTCGTTCTCCAGGGCGCAGCGGCGCATGGCGCCCCTGCAATATTCGATGACCTTCCGGGGCTTTCTGTGGATATCCTGGCTGCCGATGAACCAAACCTCCCCAGTCCCAGGCCACATATCCACAATGCCTGTGCAAAACAGTACCTCGCCCTGGTCGATAGCCGTGTAGGCCCAGCCAGGCTGCTCGAGGCGGTGGGCATATTGCATCATGTAGCCCAGGCGCTCAGCGCCAGCGTTGAGCTCGCCCTCCATCAGCTGCTCGAGGTGAACTGCCTCGTAATCGATAGCGTTCATTGATCGAATGTTATGAGACGCGGCATGATCGAAAGGATCGTCATGGGCATCGCCTGGGACTGCCTAACAACGATGAAGCCGTCAGTGTCGAAGCCTCCTCGGAACTCGACCTCCTTGTCGCCCGTGAAAAGCGCCAGGGCAGAGTCCATTGCATCAGCCGAAGATCTGAACGGTATCCGGTCGAGCTCGCTGGTCGAGCTGCCGACCTCCACGCCCACTGTGCGGAACAGTCTGAGCGTAACCTCATGGATGCGCTTGGTCTTTGCCTGGGACGTGCCTTCTGTGCCGCCGGCATCGATCCGCATGGTCTGCAGTGTCGAGGTGTAGCCGAGGCCGATGTGGACGTTGGTTGCAGAAAAGTCGAGCGTGATGGCACCGCTGCTCACCACCTTGTCGGGGTGGGTGGCGCCATTTGCCACGATTCGCACTGTCTGCCCCTCGAGGTGATCCAGGCCGCTAATCGTCGTTGCAGCTGACCCGCTGTAGGTCAGCCCCGAATCGACAAAGTAGGCGTCAAGGATATTGTCTCCGAAATCAAAGAAATTAAAATATTCAATATATCTCTTAGTCGCTCCACCGATGGTCCTCTTCACGATCAGATAGGTTTGATCTTCATCCAGGGCGCCAGGTATCGTCGCAACACTCTCGACGTGAGCGAAGCTGTCAGATCCGAAGCTGCCACCAATCAGATGCTCATGCCAGGCGATCACGTTCTCTTCGCGCCTGTAGGTCATGCCGACGAACTTGCCGTTCTCCAGGACGCACCAGACGACGTTGTCCGGCTCCTGCTGAAGCGCCATTGCCTTGATGCCGCTGGTCGTTATGTGCTCGGCCAGGAGCGTCATGTCCGGCGCCTGATAGCTGTCTGTGTTCAGATCGAACACCAGCTCGCGCAGCTTGCGCCTGGCGCGCTGTACGAACAGCGTGACGTTGGCCACCTGGACCGG